GGATAAAAGTTAAATGGTCCTTTTACAATGCCAGTTCCTAGCAAAGAAGATTCGAATATTGCCTGTCGTAATACGTTCACAGCGTTTGTGTCGAGAAGCTGATCGTGTATACATTTTTCCATAAGTCGTGCTTGTTCAGCAGCAGGTTCAAATTGCGGCTCCCCTACACGACTTGGACCCGGTGCAAGAACAGACTGAATTTCTTCGTTAAAGCTACCTAGTTGATATCCTTTACTGGTCTCAAGTGCTCCCGGTAACAATTCTCTACCGTCGCCTTCAAACCCGTAAGGATCATTCTGAATCATTTCATCCAAAGGTGTTTTAAGGTGTGCAAATTCTTCAATACCTTCTGGCATTGGAGTCGATTCGACAACAAGAGGAAACTTCTTGTTGGCAAAAAGAATGTCTACAATTTGACCATACGCAGCAAGAACTTTTGTCTTTGTTATTTTAATAAAGACTTTTGATCGTTCTGAATCTCGAAATTGAGTTGTTGAATCGTAGATTCCTCGAAAATTTTTATAGGCTTTAAGCCATCGTTGTTCGTGAGTGTATCGACCATCTTCAGCCGATTCAAATTTAGAACGAATGTATCCAGCTAACCCCGGCATCTGCTCTTCAGGACTAATTACTGGTACTACTTCATCGTCTTCAGGCGTAAGAAAATTGTCAGACATGTGATACTCTTAGTAATCGCGTTCTTCAGCCATTTTCATGACAGACGGATCGACAGCAGTTTTTGTTTGTTTCTTTGGCATGTCTTCCGTTAGAACATCAGTCTTGGCACGAGTGTCAAACTCGAGACTTTCACGATACAGTTTATCAGCACCCATCTGATCATCAACAGAAGTTTCGTCAGATGACATAATGTAAGCTGCACCGAAGTTATAATTGTTCTGCATGGTACTCTCCCATTTATCTAGATAAGAAGCCTTGATCTTTATCAACAGGGGTGGCTTCAGGTGCCCTGTCGTCATTTACAAATCCGGTGCTACCGGGGTAAAGCTGTTCTTCGGCAGCGATACGACTTGCTGGTGTTAAACCAAACATGTCAGGACTACCACGACCTTCAGCAAGAGATTTTACATCACTGTATGTTACAGGAGCAAACTCAGATGCTCCTGCTAATCCGCCTAACGTAGGAGACCCTGTTGCTTCTGTAACTTCAGCTTCAGTTTCTTTAGCGGCTAACGCTGCTAATCCAACACCTACAGGTCCAAGCAGTTTTTTAAGCGGACCTAAGACTATTCCCATACGAGCAAGTTTTTCTTTTAGGCCGGGAGAAAGATCATCTGGTGTTTTAGGTCCCTCTGGCGCATCGGCTGTGGGTTTTTTACCTCTAAGAATACTTAGCTCATCGTCTCGAATCTTCTTGACATCTTCATTCCTACGAACTTTTGCGCGGATAGCATCTTCGTCTATTTCCTCAAGTTTTGTTTCTAGTTCAAGGCGAGACTTTTTTGTCTCTGCGCTTTTTTTTAAAGCTGTTTCTTCTTTCAATTTACTTACAGCGATTGCTTCATTTTTAAATTGTTGTGCTAGATCAGGGTCAGCAGAGGGCGTACTTTCTATCGAATATTTTCCTGATTCGGGTTCAAGTATATCTAAAAAATCATCAGATAAGGCTGCTACATATTCGTCGGCTACTAAAAGAGAACGATCAATTTTAGTCCGTAAAACATCTTCTGGAAAAGAAATACCTACATCAGCAGAAAATTGAGCAATAGTTTGTGTTCCAGAGTATCCTGCAATAGATGCTACCAGTTCATTTGCAGCGTTTTTAATTCGACGCTGCCTTGCTGCCATTGCAACATATCCAGCAGCTTCTGATTGAGGCTTTCTACCGTTTAGAAAATCTATATCGCTTTCATTCAGTCCGGAATCTGTTAGAATAGTCTCGTTTAGATTTCGTAACTTGTAAACGGTAAAGTTTTCTTTTTGTATCGACCCGTCAGGTTTTGCAAAAGAAACCGGGTCCATTGTATTTTTAAGAATAGTGTTTAACGTTTTCTGATCTTTTTTTGCATTTGGAAATATAAAGCCCGTAGTCTGATTCCCAATTTGTTCATTTAAAACACCTTGAACAGCAGGATTCACAACAAGAAATTTGTTCTTTTTACTTTTCTTGTCATAAAAGGTTAAGATACCTTTTTCTTTATCGTAATTTTCAATTTTAAAGTTGGCTATGTTTTCTGGGCGAAATCCACCAAATAGATGTGCTGCCAGTTGATTTCGCACTTCTTTAGATAGGTTACCATCACCAAGAATAATTTTTAATTTTTGATACACATCCGGCTGAAAGCCTACTGGTATTTTTCTTGATCTTTTATAATCCCATCCAGACTCTCTGTTGAAGGCTTCTTTTCCTAAAGAATTTTCAACTTGCTTCTTTACGTAGCCAGAACCAAATCCAGCATTATCAAACATTGTATTTAGTCGAGTTATAAGAAGGCTTGACCTGCTACGCAAAGTGGGAGATGCCTTTACATCAGCGTCACGAAATTTTCCTTCTGAAATAACATCTCCAAATACTTGCCCTACGTCCATTTCCCCGACAACCATATCTAAAACAGGCCGACCAGTAACCTTGTCATTGACTCCCTTTAGAAGTGCAATGTGTCTTTTTATCTCGTCTGGCACTGAGCCGTCAGGCTTAGACGCAGCTTCGAGTTCAAACAACTCTCGAAGTGTCAAAGACTTTTTTTGATCAGCCGTTAATCGTGTTGTTGGTTCTTCTGCCATCAGTATCCAAATACTTCATCTTGAACTTGATGCACCTGATTTTTAATTGCACCAAGTTGTTTGTGAATAGATGTGTACCCGCTGGTACGTGTCATAAGCATGTAGCGCAACGCATCGTAAGCGTGATCTTCTGCTTTTGTGTCTACGTCTTCACTGTTTGATTTAGACAGTGGAATACCTGCCAACTGTTTTACAGTGTGTTGACAGGTTGAAAAAATTCTTAGTCGAGGTTCATTTGTGTACGGATCATTGGCTAAACGGCGGTGGATTTCCATCTTGCCCTGTAGCCTGTTACGATCTGAAGGTGTCCAACGAACACCTGCCCTCATCATCGTCTCTGCAATCGAAGGACCAAATCCTGTTTTATTCCAACAAGAGGAATCAAGAACTGTATAATGTGGAGTAGGGTCTAGTTGTTCTGCTTCTAATATTTTATCGGCTAAATCGTCTGCTGTCAAGTGTTTTGCATATAACTCACGATATATCCAAATATTATTATCCCAGTCAATAGCACCCCACAACACGCAAGAAGGGCTGGCGTATCCATAATCGGCTGCACGGATTCGCGGCCAGTTGGTGGGAAGATCGTAAGGCTCAACAACGTGTCGTACTCTTGAAAATTCAGGGAAGGCCGCTCCCTCTGCCACATCCCAATCCCCTTCGAGAAGCCGCTTTCGTTCGACTTCTGGGAGCGATCTCAGCATGGCCTCGTATTGACCATCAGCCATGAGATAGGGATTGTCGGTCAGCCGTGCCGGAACAAACTTTCGAAAGAACAGCGGCTCACCTGCTTTCTCGTGACCCGGTGGCCACTCAAAGCGTTTACCTGTTTCTATATCAAACGCTGCAAATGCCTTGTTAGGTTCGACGTTATCGATGTAGGTCTTCTTGACCCACCAGCCCCCAACACCGCCGGGGTTTGCTGTGCAGCGCATACACAGGTTATGTTGCAATTCGGCATCAGTAGAACGTAGACGAGAACGAAGATAATCCCACACGTATGGTGTTGGATACTGAGTTACCTCGTCTATACCGATCCAGTTAAAAGCCTGACCTTGAAAACGGGTTACGTCTTTGTCTTTGTCTAAGTACGTAAACCACATGGTTGCACCTGAAGGAAACACCCATGTGGATTTTGATTCTCTAAACTTTGCACCCGGAAATGCTTTAGGGTACAACTGCCGTGACTTATCGATAAGTTCTGTTAACTCATCCAGAGTGCGCCTGAGAAGAAGCCCCCGATGATTGCTATTGTGACAATACCTAAGAGGGTCAGCCAGCAAAGCAAAACTTTTTCCTCCCCCTGCTGCGCCACCATAAAGAACGTCTCTTTCACTAGACGATAAGAATTCTTCTTGAGGTCCCGGATTCGGTTTAAATACAATTTCAGAATCACCAACAAGGTCTGTA